TTCCCTATAAAACTCAGGGTTCTCTCTCATATCTTCCTCAAAGTCCATCTGGGCTGTGAGGCGATCCTCTGGTACTTCAGACATGGCAATAATTGATGCTAATATATTTAGCACACTTTCCAGAATAAATTTCCTGCTACAGTAATTCTTTCTTTGTCTGTGGAATGATAAGGATACACTGCGTGATTAGTAGGAGATGGAAACATAAGTACCTGTCCATTCCATGATCTATCCACGTTGATAAGTCTATCCTCTAGTTGGAATCCACCATCACTAGCAAAGTCTTTCCGTTCTTCCACACCGTATGGTATGTCTACAAAAATAACAAAACTTACCACACCATGATGGCAGTGGTAAGGATTGTATTGACCAGGTTTCTGATAGTTTACCCATAGTTCGCGGAGATCCAAATAGTTTGGATTGAAGTCTCCTTTATATGGGCATGTCTGAAAGAATGTATGCCAAATATTCTGTGAAGTATGGACGAGATAATCTTCCAACCCCTCAGTAGGAACGAGAGATGACTGTTGATTCAAAGCACCAACTAATTTATTATTATAGTCCCAGTCTTCGTCTTTCCTTCTTTCTATACAAGCATCTTTTAACTTGTTAAAAAGGGAAGGGGGGATATGTTCGTGCCAGATTTTGCTCATCACAAGAATATTGTTCTAGGTAGTCTTCTAACTTACGTATAAGTTTGACACTACATTTATCTGTTGTGCGACACATGTCTAGTAATTCTAGTATGTCGCTTTCTCTGAACTGCATTAGAAATAATCAATAGCGAATAGCATAGGTAGGTCGTTAGAACGACTTGCTTCTACATATGATACTATTCTAGCACCAGGATATATCTTGCCAGCTTGTTTCTGGATATCCTGACGTTGTGGTTTCTGAAGCTTCGGGAAAAATATCTGAACACGGTATGGTCTACCACGCCAAACCAACTCGACGTAATAGTATTTGCCATACTCATTCAGTCTCGCAGCTTCTGTGATCATTATGATACAACGACTTGAACCTCTGTACAGTGGACTGTTGCTCCACTAGCAGTCTTAGGCATTATAGCATACTTCATAGAGTTACGCACTTCAGCAGTTCCTGAGAACGCAGCGAAACCAGATCCATCTGTACCACCGATTGTGAATGTGGTAGGTGTAGCAGCAGTTACCTCAACGTGAGATAAATTATATGCTCCAACAGATGAACCAGTTGTTGTAACGTAGTCTCCTACCTTAATCTGATTATGATTTCCACCTGATCTTTCTATCGTGAATACTACTGGGTTAGCAGCAGTAGCACCTGTGATACCCATACGCACTGGGCTATCACCTTTAACGATGACTGATTCGCCTTTCTCTACATATAAACTTGAGTTAGTGGCATTGGCAGCTCCACCTAGCTGTATGGCAGCACCGCCCTTTGCGACTTCAGCAGCGAAGCGATAGATACCTGTCTTCACAGATAGTGCTGTACTTTGTGTGTTGGCAGCACTACCGACGGTCACCGTAGGTCCATCCTGCACTACTTTTAATACTGACATGTTAATAATAGTTGGTTCTTACTTATTTATCCTTGGAAGCATTCTTCAACATCTTCTGTAAATCTGCTGTGCTACCAACAAATAAAGCGTTGTTGACTGTGGAAGGTCCTTTCTTTTTCTCTTCCTTTACTTCTTTGGTTGTCTTCTGAAGTGCCATGAGTTTATCAGCAACGTCACCGACGTGTTTGATTAACTGTCCTGCTACCTCATATGCTCTAGGGTGGTCACTCCCTTGTGCTACATCTAAAGCACCATCGACTGCTTCCTGTCCTTTCTCTATGAGAGAGTATAGGTTTGACCTAGCATACTCATGATCATCATTGACTTGATCATCAGTATTTTTGATAGGAGTTGCTTTTTTGGGTTTAGGTTCTGAGGTATCAAACGCCTTTTCTAAACCACCGAAATTGTTATCCATAGAAAGAAGTCATTTCGTTGAATCCGAAGTCATCATCACTATCTAATAGTTCTGTGTCAGCGGTTGTTATAATATCTATAACTGAACCACTCGCATGAGCAGATTGAGTTGTGGCATTTTGACCACGAAGTACAGTAATAGACTCTCCATCTGGTTTACTCTTGACCTTCATAACTTCGTTATTGATCTCAATATAGTCACCTATACTGAGTACAGTTGAGTCTACAACTGGTAGTGTAGCTACCTTACTGTTGACCTGTGCTGTGATAGTCAGTCCTGCTCCATCACTATCCTTATCACGTAAGGCAGTAGGTTCTACTTGATATGATACACGACGGTTTGGTGTCGCAGGGGTACCAGTATCGTAATGAACTTTTGCTTTCTTGATTGGTTTCTGTGTGGATGTAGGTCCGAAGATGTATGCTTTGACAGTAAAGGTACAGTCAATCGTAGTTAATTTACGTTGATCAAAGTTACCTTCATACTCGTCTGAGTAGGAAATACTATTCAGAACGATTGGTATGTCACGATACTCATTGATATCATCTAATATTTTGATAGTAATATTATATGATGGTTGGAATATAGGAACGATTTGTTCTATGATTTCCAACGCTTCATCGTTTGTCTTTGATAGTATAGACAAACTGAAGTCTAGATTATATGGTACGGGTGTAAATATCTTTCTTACATTCTTACCATCTTTTTTATAGTCAGTCGTTATAGGACTCAACTTTCTACTACTGTCATATGATATCCCAGACAGTTCAAATGATATTCTAGGTAGAGTGATAGCAACCTTCTTGTTTAATTCTGGTTGTCCCTCTAGTCTTGCTAAAAACTTTTGCTTAGGACCATAGGCAAGAGGTACTTTCATCTTCTGATAGGTTGTACCACCTGTCTCTTTCCTAACTTCTATTCCGTTGAATAAAGTACCAAATCCTATAACGCATTTACGGATGACTTTATTATATGTGTATTCACCTAACATGTTATGTTCCTATACCAAATGGGTTACCTTCACTGAAGTCAATGATATCATCAGCAAGTGTCTCAAACGTGGAAGACTCAGAGTATTTAGTATCTGTTGTCTTCATTGCGTCATAACTATGTATCGTTATTGACGCACCACTGGTATTACCTACCAATAGTTCACCGATCTGGAAGTCATCTGTTACTGATTTTAATTTCAACCAGCCTTCTGATTTATCCCAATCAGCAACCATAGCTGTACCACCAGTAGTTCCACCTGTAACTTGTTCCTTATCAATAAAGTTTCCAGACAGTCCAGCTGGTACTGATTGTATATCAAAAGCAGCAGTAGTGTATCCACTACCACCACTGTCTATTACTATCCTTTCGACGGAATCATATCCTGATCCTTCGTTAGTAATCTCAACTTTAGTGAGCGAACCAGACGAGTTAAAAGTCGGAATGACCACAGGTTTGGTGCCTGTGCTACTAGGATCAGTGAAATCAATACTAGATCGAGATACATCATAACCACTACCTCCTGAAATTATTTCTAGACCAACCATCTTACCGTTCTTCACAGTAGGATCTAAGACAGCTGGGGTTATTGGAATAGATCCACCCACATTTACAACGATCATCTCAGCATGTGCTGTTGCTCCTGTACCATCACCTGTAACAGCAACAGTCGGAGTAAAGTTATACTTACTACCGTTTGTAGTAACTATAGCCTGTGATACTACATCTCCATCAAGTAACGGAGTCGCAGCAGCGGACTCGCCAGGTGATACAAGATAATAGTATTGTACAGTATAACCTGTATCTATTAACTCGTCGTCTCCTGCGAAGAACTCTCCACCTTCGTCGCTGTACTCGAAGAGTTCTGCTTTTAATTTATATGTATAGTTCTTACCTAACTGGTAAAAAGGTTCTTCATGCTCTACAAATTTAATCTCAAAATAATTAGATGATAGTGGGAAGTATATTAAATCTCCTTCTTGTGGTCTTTCTCCTACCTCTATGTCTTCGTCTAACAATAGGAACTGAGATATAAGATCACTAAATCTCTGCTGTGATATAACCATAGTTATCTCATCAGTCTGTCTGATA